AGTTGCGTTGCCTAGATTTAATGCGGCTACTGAAGATGCGCCTGCGGTAACAGCCGCTACTGTGTCGCCACTACCGCTTAGATGGAATGGGTAGCTAGGCGAACTAGTGCCGATACCAACATTGCCGCTAGAGTCGATGCGCATGCGTTCTGTGTCGTTAGTAGCAAACCGCATATAGCTATCTGCACTATTCCAAATATCAGCACCAGAAGTTCCGCCTTTTTGATGCAAGTAAAGTCGGCTTGTTCCATCAGTTAGATTTAGAAGTGCGTTGCTACTTCCTTCTACCTGAACAACCGTTCTACCTGATGACGTTAAATCAATACTGCTAGTACCAATACCAACATTCCCTGATGAGTCGATAGCTAGGCGTGACTCAGTAGTAGACCCTACTAAAAAGTTTAGAGTGCCTGAAGAGCCACCAATACGTGCTATTTCAGAGTTGCTTTCCCATATTTGAATAGCGTTGTCTGTTGTACCGCCTTTGAACATGGCAGTACCGCTAGAGTCGATGCGCATGCGTTCTGTGGCGGCTGTTACAAATCTTAAGTAATCTGAATCATGAAAATAATTTATCTGTCCTCTGTATGGGTCTGAACCAGTTGTCCCGTCTGCAAAATAAATATTCCCTCTATTGGCGGCTCCAGAGTAAATAGTCATTCCTTCATCGCCTGAGCCAGAACCTACTACAAGATTTTCTGCTCCAGCTTGTAAAGAACTAGGCGAACTAGTCCCCAGACCTACCCGACCCGCTGAGTCGATGCGCATGCGTTCTGAGCCGGCAATTTTAAAACGTAAATCAGCAGTAGTTCCTGCATTGCCTGAGCTATAACTTGTAATACTAGCCATGTTGCTATTTGGGTTTGTGCTATCTAATCCCACCCACTGCAATCCACCTAAGGGTTGATTTGCAACTAATGTTGTGTCTGTATTAACGATGTTAAAATATTTAGCACCAGCGGGGTCAACATTTGTGCCTCCGAATCGTAACTCTATGTTGCCGTTTACTTGGAGTATACCCGCATCAACATTTGTTAAAGGGGCGCTTGATGACGGAGTTAAACCTATCCCAACCCTGCCGCTAGAGTCGATGCGCATGCGTTCTGCGGCGGCTGTGCCAATAGCTAATGAATCAGAAGAGTGTACATAATCAAAGTACCCCCTGAATCTTGCCGCACTTGCTCCATCTCCAAAATAGATAGACGAAGTTCCAGTAGTGCTGGCTCCAATTGTAATAATTGAGTTAGAGCCTGACCCTAATGTACCCACTGAAAGGATATCTGTTGGACTGTCAGTGCCGATACCAACGTTTCCGCTAGAGTCGATAACCATTGTTTCTGTGCCGTTAGGCAAAAACGATAACCGTTGCCCTCTTGCGCCTATTAATGCACCACTTGCGGCACTGTTTTCAAATTCTATATATGAAAGTGCAGAGCCTGTGTTTTCAAATTTAGATGTAATTGCATCACCAAAAGAACCTGAAACATGAAGTGCTTCTTCAGGACTGCTAGTGCCGATACCCAACGACTCCGCAGAAGCATCCCAATAAAACTTTGCGGTCGTACCCGTGTCCTCAAACAAAGACACGTCGCCGTTATTAGCAACACGTAAACGCGCTGTGTCTGAACTGCTTTCAGTAATATAAAAATCACCAGAGCCGTTATTATTGCTATCTATTCTAATAACTGCGTGATTATCACTATCTAGCAGTAAGCTATTAGTAAGAGTTGCGCTATTAGAAGTAGTCGCATCAATAGTGTCTAGTCTTGCGCCAACACCTGATGTGCTAGATTCAACAAAAATACCTGCTGTTCCTGCGTCACTCCCCGTAACAACAAGAGTCTCAGCACTAGCATCCCAGAACAACTTTGCAGTCGTGCCAGTGTCTTCGTAGAAGCTGATGTCGCCGCCACCGTCAACCTTAAGTCTGTTAACAGGAGTGGTTGTACCAGTAAGCATGTAAATACTACGAGACGCACTGCTTCTTGCTTGAATAATTAAGTCAGTTGAAGCGTAATCAGGGTGACTACCTGACGTTGTGTAAATAGTCGCACTGCTTGAATTTGTAGGTGTTGCTGTAACTCCGCTTTCTAAATAGCCGTTAAAAGATGTTGCAGTAGCTGTGCCAGTTACGTCGATGCCTGTGGCGGTTGTGGCTAGACGAGCAGTATTGTCGTAGTAAGCAGTAACAGCACCGTCTTGGTCTGCGGCAATATAGTTTTCACCAGAAGCTGATTTAATACGAAGATTCGTAGCTTCAATGAATAAATTACCAGTGCCGTTTTCTTCTATGTAACTTCCAGTACCGTTGTGATAAATCTGTAGGTCAGAGCCAGCACCGAAGATAGCCTTCGAGTTGTCAGCAAAGGTGATGTCGTCGCCTGACGAGACCGAGATGTCTGTGCCGCCTGTGGTATTACCGTTAGCCAGAACCTCAGAGAGTGTGTCAGAACCTGCGACTTGAGAATCAACATACGCCTTGATCGACTGCTGGGTGGCGAGTGCTGTGGCGCTATCAGACGCCATGTTGTCTTCATCTTTGATACTTGAAACGGTAGCGCCGTCGCCATTAAGTGTAAGGCTGTTAATGTTTGTGATGCCTTCTTCGACGTTTGTACCGTCACAAAAGACCACCATGTTCTTGCCATCAGGTACAGCGGCACCGGTACCAGAAGCCGTTTTAACAGTAATCGTCTGGCCTGTACCGTTCTCAACGATATAAATCTTAGACGCCGCTGGGCAAACAACAGTGCCTGCACCGGTCAACGCTGTGCCAGTATCAGTCAAAGTAAGAATTGCCGCACGAGACTCAGAAGTCGTGCCATCGGCAGTGGTTAGTGTGTGAGAGTTAGCGGTCCATGTATTGATGACTGCGCGGCCTGCGATGGCTTCTTCTACCATCGAAGTGATGTTGTCGTTTACAACATCGCCCCAAGTACCACTAAGCTCGCCTTGTACGGGAAGCGCTAGTTTAAGTATGCTGGTGTACTGTGTTGCCATTCTCTTGTCCTCAAGCGGCTATATCGTCCCAATTTGGCGTCTGGTCTGTATCCAGATTACCCCAAGAAGGACTCTGCGTATCTGTAATGTTCTGCCAATTTGGGGTTTGGCCTGATGATATGTTACCCCAAGTTGGCGTTTGTCCGTCAGAAATCGCTTGCCAGTCTGGTGTCTGATCTGTAGGTATTTCACCCCAGATGAACACGTTTCCGACTGCACCCGAGGCTTCTACGCCTGTTGGGAGTGCAGTTGCTCCAGCAGTAACAGTTACTGTACCTAAACTTACGGTACTTTCAACTCCTGTTACTTCTACATCAACAACAACACCTACGCTAACAGTTCCGATTGCGCCGGTCGCTTCGAGACCTGACGGAGTTGCAATGGCGTCACCTGTTACAGCGACAGTGCCGATAGCCGTGGTAGCTTCTTCTCCTGTGACGCTTACATTAGCGCCAGCAACAACAGCGACCGTACCAAGAGCGCCAGTAGCTTCTAATCCCGTTGGGAATACATTTGCTGTTCCAGTAACAACAACAGCCCCAAGGCCAGTGGTAGCTTCAAGACCTGATGGAGAGACAATGGCGTCACCTGTAGCAACAACCGTACCAAGCGCCGTCGTACCTGCAACGCCAGTAACTGTGAGGTTTGCATCGCCTGAAACGCTGACGGTGCCTATCGCACCTGTAGATTCAACACCGGTTGAAGATACGTTCGCACCACCTGTGACGGTGACAGAACCAAGAGCTGTGGTAGCTTCTTCTCCTGTGACACTGACATTTGCGTCAGCGGCGACAACGACTGTACCAAGCGCAGACGTAGCAGAAAGACCCGTAACGCTGACATTTGCATCAGCGATAACGGTGACAGAACCTAAAGCGGAAGTACCGGCGACACCGGTAACGCCGACATTAGCGTCGGCAACAACAAGAACGTTTCCTATACCACCAGTGGCTTCAAGTCCTGATGGTTGGACTGTAGCCGCACCAGTAACGGTAACATTACCAAGTGCGCTAGTAGCTTCTAATCCAGTAACACTTACATCGGCATCAGCGGCGACAACAACAGTGCCAACTGCGCCGGTAGCTCCTACTCCATCGACGTTTACAATGGTGAGATCTGTACCCCAAGAGCCTTGGCCCCAAGCGGTAGAACCCCACCCTGTATACGTGACAGAGGAGGGCATTACGCTATCCGAATAATGGCGTTACTCGCGTCGGCTGTAGGGAACTGAATCTGAAAGTCGCCAGCGGTAGACGTTTTGTCGGCACCAAAATCAAGGACAGCAACAGCAGGATCGCCACCACCCGACTTGTAAATCAATGCTCCTCGCGCGGTGATTGTTGCGGTAGACCACGTTGTATCTGCAAAGTCTAGGAACGCTGTAGTCCCAGACGTCGTGGGAGCCACAACAGTTAACGTGTTACCACCTGCTGTATACCCAGTTCCTGAAACTTCGTTCGTTGTTGAGTACGCCGTTGTAGACGCCCCGAGTGTTGCAGACGAAGTAAACAACGCGATTTTGAACGTTGCTGACGTGTCTGAACTAAAATCCATCTCGCCATCAAGAAGCGCTTTCTTGAATGACGTGCACATTGCTTGAGTAATTGCCATCTTTTATCCCCTAAGTTACAGGTATCTGAGGTTGTCCTGAACGATAAGTATCGCCGCGAAGTTTACCATCGCCAAGGTTTTTGAGTAACTTCAACGACTGTACGTACATGCGCTCGTACATCTGCACGAGGTCTGGCTCACCTTTCATAAAACGCAAGGCTTCTACCAACGCTCCGTTCAAGAGCGCAGAATCAAACTCTTCGCCTAACCACGTAGTACCCGCCGTTACTATTGACTCAGGGTAATACCCGTAGTGAAGCTCCATTGTATACCCGCTATCAGGAGTTGGTCCCACAATAAAGCTATCATCATCAAAGTTAGCGTAGTGTTTAGGTAATCCTGTAGTAGTCTGTACTGGATACGCTTCACGAATAAAATTCACATCCTTGTTTAACAAGAAATGATAATTACCGCTACCGTCTACAACCGCTAAACTATAGGTATACAGATAATCAGCGGGGGTAGCTAGGTATTTATTACTCGCTGTAAGCGTCCCCGTAACGTTCTTACGAAGCGCGGGGATTTGAACAGTGTTATAAATTTTCTGTTCAGCCTGTTCCGTGAACATAGCGAGCTGATCATCAGTGAACGTGTTTTCAGTGATGTCCTCAATGTTAGTTTTCAGCTCGGTATAGTTCATGATTTACGCCATAGGACCGCGGGCATAAAGTCCTTTTGTAGCCGCGCCAGTGCCTCGAACCTTCACTTTTCGATTCTTTTGGCTAGGCTTTTTAGTAGCTTTTGGTGCTTTCTTACGCATGATAATTACTCCTACGAAATCTGAACTGTAGCTTGCCCTATAAATCCAGTACCGACAACCGGCTTGACTGGCTCTATTAACGCTCTGCTAGCCGCATACTGATTGGAATCAGGACGTGGATCACGTAGCGCTTGTGGGTCATTAACAGGAAACTCTCCCAGCTTTAGCTGAGGGTGATCCCCATCCCAACATTCAGGACATGATTTAATGTTTGTATCACGTCCTTTCTTGTAAACATTACGTAGCTCACGCAGTTTGTACGTAAAACCACATACATCGCATACGCCGAGCGCTTTCTGACTTGACGCAAATCGATTGCCCATCTCAGATCCTCATAGCGCGAGGGACAAAACGAGCTGGTGTTTTCTCTCTATCTTCGCCCGCCGCCAATGCGAACTGCTCTTCATATACTTGTTTTAACATAGGTAAGCGTTCAGCAAGCTCTGGCACTTTCATAGCGATGTGGTATGCAAGACCTGCAACAAGACATGGGAAAAAGCGGAAGTTCATGTCTGAAGTCTCGGAACCAGCGCCCGCATCTTGGACGCGGCGTAGCCTCCAATAACGAAAGGTGTAGTCGTTTGTATCTGGCACAGGCCAAACGTTGATCTTAGGGTTGTCACGTAGGCGTTCTATCCACACTTGAATAGGTCTACCACGCGATAACTTGTTTGGGATAGACGCGTAGGTACTTACGCTAATACGACTTATCGTAAGGTCAGATTGTGTTGATTGGTTGCCTGCACCGGTACGTATGACCTGCTCAAGAAGGTCAATGGTGTCTGCTGGTAAATCGTACTCAGACGTACCAGCAACGAGGCTTACAGTGCCTTCGTCAATTGTCCACAAGTTGATCCCACGATTCTGCCACTCAATGGTCATCAGGTTCATGGACCGACGTGCAGTACGCAAATCGTATCCAGATCGCATTTCACGGCCAGCACGTTCCCACGCTTCTTCAGCGATCTCCGTGAAGTCCATGTTGAATGCTGTAGTACCTGAAGTTGCCATTACTTTTTACTCGCAGATTTCTTCTTGGCTGGAGCTTTTTTCTTAGCTACAGGCTTCTTTTCAACGGGTTTTTTAACGCCCATTGCTTCTAGTTTAGCCTCTGCCTGCTCTTTAGTCATTAGGTCGTATACAACAGTATCGTACGTACCGTCTGCGTTTTTAGTGCCTACCTGATAGACCGGCTCTCCCGTAGAAAACCTTCCGTTTTGGAACACTTCCATTGTTTCTCTCCTTACGTATACAACGTCTTTTTACGTCTGCTGTCCATAACAGCACCGCAACCACGAGCTATGGAACGCTTACCACGAGCAAGCCCACCTTCGCGAAATTTTACTTCCGCTTGCTTGGTGTTTTTGACCACAGTCTTGCCTTTCTTACCTTCACGCTTCTTCTTTTTAGCTGTCGAAGAACGTTCAGACTTAGATAGGCTTTGCGCCTTACTCCTAGGCAAGCACCGGTCAGGGTTCTTTTTGTCTTTAGAGGTGCCGCACTCGCCTTTGATTTCGCCATCGGTACCGATACGAACCCACTCTTGATCTCGCCACTTCTTCAAATCACCCATTACTTCTTCGCCTTTTTGCCTTTGGCACCCTTAGCATAGTTAGGGTCTTTGCAGTATTTAGACGCCGCCATGTTCGCGTAAGCAGACGGGTACGTGTCAAAGGTGCGCTTTGCCCACGCCTTACCCTTGGCACATATTTTCCCGCCTGACTTATAGTAACGACGCATGTTATCGCATCTTACAAGGTCGTGTGCCTTTACGCGCAATACCTGCACCGCGAACCTTGCCACCCTTAGC